TGTATCAAGAGCAGAAAGAGCAGATTGAAGCAGACATGGCACCCTTTGGTTTCATTGATGATGGAATGAATGAGGAAACCTTCGTTGACAAAGATGGCGATGTATGGCATACTGACGAATACGGTGACCGATCTTACATGTGGGAGTTTCGATGATTTTTATTTCTTGTCCACCAGTGTATACATTACCTGGCACTTGGACAAAGTGTGACGCACTTATACCTCACGCAAACTATGATCCTAACTTTACCTTCCCAATAGCAGTAGCAGTTATTACTGTGTTGTTGGCAGGGTTTGGAGTTTACAGGGGATTCTTTGCTAACAAAGGATTATCAGATCCTTGGGATGATCATGACGACTAATGTATCATAATAACTTTTTTACTGATGAGCAATGGGAATGTATTAGGGTTTGTGTAGCAAACGCACCCATACCTTATGACATCTCTAAGAAAAAAATTCCTGCTTCTATCCTAGATAAGATAGGACATCCTCAGAAAAAGCAACATAAGGGGATTGAAAAAGTTTATTACGATCTAACACCCTATGGAATTAACGACTGAAATCATCGAAAAAATCCGAGAAGCAATGAGACATACCAAGAAGGATGGCACTGTCAACTGGAAAGATACTGATGAGATTGAGGTAAATCTAGCAGGGACATTTGCTGCTGATAGATTTATTGTTATCAAAAACAAAACAAAAGATCCAGTAGTATCTGCTCAACCACATCCTTACTTTGATTATGAGAAGAAGGTCTTTACTAAAGATGGTAGAGAAGAGTATATGAAGGAGCAAAAGAAATGATTTTTTTCTCTCTTATACTTTCATTGTTTGCTAATCACTTGCCAGTAATGTATGTGCAAGTGCCTCAGTGGGCAGATGATTGGGCAGTCTGTGCTGTAGATATACCAGACGCTAAGTGTCATTGGTATGTCATGGCACCTGATAATACATTCGGTGAAGGGTTTGATTGGGAAGAGGCACCATGGTTTGATGCCACAGGTCTAAATGACGTTGCACCAATGCAAAAGGAAACCGTAGTACAAAAATTACAAAAGAAATGATACAATTTTTACTAATCAATGCAGGTTTTTTAAACCTAATGTTTTACATCTTTGCTATAGGATGTGGAATCTCATTTATTCTTGAGCAAATTCTTAAGGTCAGACCTCTATCTGTTGACTCAACAATGAATGAAAGAAACATGTATATCGTGCAGACTAATAGAAAATACTGTTGGAGACAGGCATGGATAACTAATGCTCTCTGGTTTCTATGTAATGTAGGATTGTATATAGTATCAAGAAATATGCAAACTACTCAGGTAGACACATTCTGGAATGGAATTTGACAAGGAATTAGAATTAGAGCATTTACTATTTGTAAACCGTCAGTGCAGGAGATGTCTTAGGACGTTTGACCTCATTGACGGTTTTTATCATACAAGGAAAGATAGAGGACATATACCATCAGCATATTCATACGAGTGTAAGGAATGCACAGTTAAAAGAGTTTCAAAACGTAGAAGAAAGAAAGTAAAAGAAGGAGAATATCCAGACTGGTAGTATGCTCACGTCATGTTTCCCCGCTGAAAACATCATTTTTTCTAAATACTAATAGCATCCGTATTGACCCGTTCTAGGAGTATACAAACATGGCATCAACGCAGCTTTCACCAGGTGTTGTTGTACTGGAAAGAGATCTAACTAACGTCGTTAACGCTACAGTAGATAATGTAGCAGCACTCGTTGGTAGTTTTGAAAAAGGACCAGTAGAGCAAATCGTCTCGGTAACTAGTGAGAAAGAGCTTCTCGCAATATTTGGTAGACCAAGTAACTCAAACTTTGAGTATTGGTTTAGTGCAGCACAATATCTTCTTTATGGTGGCACCATGAAGATTGTCCGTGCAATGAGCAACTCACTTAAGAATGCCATTGACACAGCACAGTTTACAAACACAGTCTTCAGTGCAACTGATACAACTTTAACAGTTACATCTACAACTGATTTCGACGTCGCAGATCTACTATTGATCGACGCTGAAATTATGGCGATCGGATCTGTAACTGGTAACGACGCAGTTGTTACTCGTGCACAACTACAAACATCTGGGGTTTCACACGCAGCAGGATCACAAGTCACACTGATTGAAACATCAGGCACATCTTCTACTATTAACGAAGGTGGGACATATACGGACTCTGATACAACATTAACGGTTGCTTCTGCATCTACACTTGGTGCAGGTACAAACTCCTACATTAGGGTTGATGATGAGATTCTTCAAGTTACTGGTGTTGTAGGTAATAACCTTACAGTAACTCGTGGAGCACTAAGCACAACTGCTGCTGCACACACTGACGGATCAACTGTTACACTCCTAACAGTATCAACAAACAAGACAACAATTAATGAGCAGACATCTACTGGTATCACCGCTCCATTAATTAAGAATCTAGATGCATACGAGTCAACAGTTAAAGATGCTTCTAACAACTGGAAGTGGGCAAGTAAAACTGCAGGCACACACGGTAACAGCATTAGAGTCGTAGTAACAGACTCAGGTGCTGATCAGGTGTTATACCTAGCACAACCAGGATCTGCTGAGTGGGAATTCGCATCAGGTGCGGAAGTTTCTTACTCCGCTGCTAATATCTTCGGTAAAGTCTACTCTTACACAGTTGTCATTACACTTGAAGAGAATTCAACTTTAGTTGGTAACTTCGCTGCAGGTAACTTCTATACTGGACTATCTGGTAACATCACTGGTGGTATCGTTGCATACGACAAGGAAACACAGAAACTTGAAGTAAGTATTGATAACACTGCATCAGACTACTGGGAAGTTGGCGACACAATTACTGAGTTGGCAAACAATGGTGGATCACCTGGATCTGCATCTGGCACATCAGGTAAGATTCTATCTATCTCAAGAGAATTAAGAGTATCTCTAAACAAAACATCACCTCTATTCCAAGCAAACCAAACTGTAACTGACGGAAACGCTGCTACTGTATCTGCTATCGCAGTCGCTAGTGACTATGAGTCAAGAATGTATGGTTACAACCAGAAGTGGATCAACGTTGCTCCAAGACCTGGCACATCAGCATGGGCAGATGAGCGTGGTGGATACAGAGACTTGTTACACGTCCTCATCATTGATGGAGACGGAGCACTAACAGGCACACCTGGCTCACTACTAGAGAAATTCACAAACCTATCTAAAGCATCAGACGCTAAGTCACCACAAGGTGAGTCACTATACTACGTCGATGTTTTAATGAATCAATCCTCCTATGTTTACTGGGGATCACACGAAACCGCTAACATCTTTGATCGCTCTGGCACAGCCGACGGATCATGGGGTGGAAGCGTAGTAAACCGTGACTTTGACTTGATCAAGGCAGATGCTGCACTATACGGTGGAGATAACATCACTGGTCTTGATCCAAATAGTATTCCTGTTATCGGGACAAAGAATAACGGCACCGTCAAGTATCACCTACAAGGTGGAGTAGACGGATATACTGTTGACAGACCTTCACTTCTATCAGGTTACGACCTATTCAGCGATGCTGAAACAGAAGAAGTGGATTACGTCCTCATGGGTCCTTCCATGAGTAACATGAGCGATACAATCGCTAAGGCACAAAAGGTAATCGACATTGCAAGCACTCGTAAAGATTGCATGGCATTCATCTCACCTTATCGTGGCGATGTTATTGGAATCGCATCAGTAGGAGATATCGTTGACAAGACTGTAAGTTTCTTTGATCAACTATCATCTTCCTCATACGCAGTATTTGACAGTAACTACAAATACATCTATGACCGTTATAACGATGTCTATCGTTACATTCCATGTAATGCTGACGTTGCAGGTCTAACACTTAGCACAACTCTAAATCAGGAGCCATGGTTCTCACCTGCAGGTTTCAATAGAGGTCAACTTCGTAACGCAGTTAAACTTGCTTACTCACCTCTAAAAGATCACAGAGACAGACTATACGCTGCTAGAGTTAACCCAGTTGTTGCATTCCCTGGCGAAGGAATCGTCCTCTTCGGAGACAAGACTGCACTAGCATATCAGTCTGCATTCGACAGAATCAACGTGAGACGCCTTTTCTTAGTATTAGAAAAAGCAATCGCACAGGCTGCTAAGACACAACTCTTTGAATTGAATGATGAGTTTACTCGTCAAGGTTTCAAGAATATCGTAGAACCTTTCATGAGATCCGTACAATCACGTCGTGGTGTTACTGATTTCTTGGTTGTCTGTGATAGCACAAACAACCCTCCTGAGTCTATTGACAGAGGAGAATTCTACGCTGAGATCTTCATCAAACCTACTAGATCTATTAACTTCATTACACTTACCTTTACAGCAACAAGGACAGGAGCTAGCTTCTCTGAAGTTGCAACCTAAGTAAACCGTGCTACGACTTCGTAGTCAATTCACTAAAATAGGAGACACTTAAAATGGCAGTAAACAACGTCGAAGGGGGGCAGATTAACTCTCCTATTTTCGACTTTAGAAATAAGATAGGCGATCTTGCCCGCCCTAATCTGTTCCAAGTAGAGTTAACATTCCCTCAACTTACAGCAAACGCTAACATCGGTGGAAGCGGTGGAGCAGCAGACGCAGCAGAATCAGAAGCAGCACAAGCACCTTTCGGTGGAAACCTTGCAACACTTCTAGTTAAAGCAGCAAACATTCCCGCATCAACAGTTGGTGTAATTGAAGTTCCTTACAGAGGAAGGACAATTAAAATTGCAGGAGACAGGACATTCGAACCATGGACTGTTACTGTATTAAACGACGCTAACTTCGTTATTAGAAATCAGTTGGAGAATTGGTCAACACAGATCCAAGCACTACAACAAAACTTCCAGTCATTCGACTCACCTGCTAACTATCAAACAAATGCTATTGTCCGTCAGTATGACAGACAGTCTGAGCAAACCAGAGCATATAAGTTTGAAGGTATCTGGCCAAGTAACATCTCAGCAATCGATCTTGCATGGGATAGCAACGACACACCAGAAGAATACACAGTTGAGTTTCAGGTTCAGTACTGGACTTATGCGTCAGACGTTAACGCAGCACATCACGTTCCTAAAAACTAGTTTTTGGAAGTCGCTAAATAACTATAACCTAGTTACATTTTTGAATGGCACAATTATTTGGTTATTCTCTTGATCGCAAGAAGAAGGGCTCTTTAGCTAAGGGTCCTTCTTTCGTGCGTAAAGATAGTGAGGACGCTGCCGAACCCATTGTAGCAGGTGGTTACTTTGGTCAGTATGTAGATTTTGGAGACAAAGAGTCATCCAAAGGTACAGAAATGGATCTCATTGGTAGATATCGTGAGATGTCTCTGCACCCAGAAGCGGATGCAGCAATCAATGATGTCGTAAATGAAGCGATTGCAGGTGAATTAGATGATCACCCTATTGATCTAGAGTTATCAAACCTGCAAGCAAGTGATACTCTTAAGAAAAGAATTAGAGAAGAGTTTGAAAACGTCTTATCTCTATTAGACTTTGACAGAAGAGCATACGATATTTTCCGTAGATGGTATATCGATGGTAGACTTTTCTACCATAAGATGATTAATCCTGATAAACCTTCCGAAGGTATTACAGAATTAAGGTATATCGATCCACGCAAAATTAAAAAGGTTGTCGAATTTGACAGAGGAAAAGGCGGATCAGGTTTAGCAAACGGACCTGGCGATCCGCAAGGAGAATCATTAGTACCCAAGTCACTTGAGTATTACATCTATGCTCCTAAAGGACTCCGTGGATTTGAAAACAAAGGTGTAAAGATTGCACCTGACGCTATCTGTTATGTCCACTCTGGTAAGAGGGACATGAATAGAAATATTGTTTTATCTCACCTACATAAAGCAATCAAAGCACTCAATCAACTAAGAATGATTGAGGATTCTCTGGTTATCTATC